GCTTGTTTGTCTTGTGCGAATTCTTTAATTTCGCGGGCAAGAGCGTGAACAATAAATTGCTCTAGCTTTTGTTGACTTTCTTTTTGAATCTTACGGTCAGAGCGTAACTCTTTGATTTCTTCAGCTAGTTTAGTAACCATGAAATCATTGAACTTTGTTGCGCTTTCGCGTAATTTTACTTGTGCTTTCACACGGTCTTCGTTCATTGCTTGTCTTTCAACTTGAAATTCTTGAATCTCAGTTGTTAGACCTTCTGTAATCATTTTGTCAAGGGCTTCCACCATAACACTACGATCATGCTCATAGCGTTGTGCGAATTCTTCTCTTAATTCTGCGCGTACCTGTTCACGAGCTTCTACCAATTTAGATTCCCATGCTTCGCTGATAGCTTGGCTAGTTTCTTCATTGATGATTCCGCTTTCAAGTAGTGGCTTTATAGCATCAAACATGCTTTATTCCCCTTTGTTAATCTTGAGGTCCTTAATAAGACGAACCACTTCGTCTTTTAGGTATCTCTGTACTTTTCTGTCGCCTTGAGCGCCCTTAGCTATATCCAACATCTTATGACCATGACGCATATTCATCATGCCTTCATAAATTGCTTTTGGATAAGCATTTGGTGCGCTTGGCTGAGCGACGATATCCACAGTGACAATTTCAAAGTCACTTACTTTGCCATCCATATCGTTTACGTTTCCGCTACCACGACTAGATACGCCAAGTTTTACACCACTCTCCAACATGGTAGCAACTAACTGCCCCATTGGAGTTGGTAAAATTTTTAGTTTGCCGAATCCATTAGCACCGTCCATCCACATTTGAGTAATCATATGTGAAACACGATCTAAATTGATTTTTAAATCATCTGGGTGATCTACTTCACCTAGAACTGAATAGCCTTCGCTAATTTGTTGATTTAATGTGCTAACCGCTGACTCAATTTCAGATACGGGGTAAATGCGCTCATTGGCATTTTTAACCCCGCCCTGAATGAAAATCCCCTTCATATAAAGAGATTTTTTGTCTCCATCTTCCTTGACAGATTCGACCACCATACTAGCGCGGTCGAATGTCAAGTGTTCTTTTAGATACAAAGCCATGGTCTAATAGAATTCTTATTTACGCTTATTACGGCGTGATTCAGCTACTGGGCTTTTGGTATTAGTACCAGCAGCTTGAGTTGTTGTTGGCTTAGGTGCAGCGGTTAAATCTTGTTTTCTTTGTGCTGGGGCGTTTTTCCAGTTATTAGCATCTTTAACTTGACTCTCGCCTTTTGAGTATGCGTTGCTTGGGCCTTTTGGACCTGTTGGCATTGATTCAGTAGAACCTGAGAACTTTACTGGGCGACTTGCCATTCCAGCTTGTCCTGAATTGTCAGCATATGTGCTTTTTGGTTGTGAACCATTGTCACCGCCAATCTTTGAGCCATATAGACCTTTCATTTGCTGAAGTTGAATAGCTTCCATCATTGCTTCTTCTTCGCCTTCATCATCGCCCATGTCTTCATCATCGCCCATGTCTTCATCATCGCCCATGTCGTCATCGACCATGTGCTCTTCCCCTTCTTCGCCGGCCATAATTTCTTCAAACTCAGCCATTAGCTGGTCTAGTTTATCTTCTAGATCAACTACACGGTCTTCTAGGTCTTCTTCATCATCACCTTCTTCATCATCGGAATCCATGTCGATGTCGATCATTTCATCTTCGCCGTCATCTGAGTCATCGAATTCTAAGTCTTCTTCATCTTCTTCATTCATACCTTCTTCTTCGGTGTTTAGTTCACGCATCATTTCAGAAACTGAACCAGCATATTGTTCACCACCACCCATATCCATCATGTTTTCATAGATTTCGCGTGATTTCTCAACTACGATGTCATGGAATAGTGCGCGGGCTTGTTCTTCATTCTCATTGATAATTAACTCAATAAGTTTTTCAAATTTTCTGTTATCCATTATAAATTTCTCCTAATAGAAATGGCTTTGTATGAGATATTTAGTGTGTAGTTTAAAAAACAACGCAATAAGTGCTATTTTTTAACTTTTATTGTGAAAACTACATTACAACCGGTAGTTTTTGTTGAATTTTATAGTGCAGGCATGGCGCCCTCGGCAGCTGCCGGTGCGCCATATTGTTGATGAATTTTTTTAAGATATTTTACTTTTTCATAATTACGAACGTCAGTCATCTTTCGTAGTTTACGAATTTGCTTAAGAGTTAATTTAGTCTTGCGGCTTTCTTTCCATTTTGGACTGCTGTGGTCAGAAGCCACATCTTGGTATCCGGGGATCGCAGTGTCGAACATTTCCATTAACTTCATTTGATTTTCCTATCTTGTATTTATCAAATAAAATTATATCGCGCCTGGTGGCGCCCCAACGGCGCCGGTAGCTTCAGGTGATCCTGGAGTTGGAGTATTCACAGGAGCAATAGTTTCAGGTGCTTCGCCCTCAGGTTGATCTGCTGCATCAGCTTCTTCACCAGTATCAATATCGCTTTGTATATCGCCTGAACTAATACCAATACTTCGTAGATCGTTACCTTTAGGTTCAACATCAACTTCTTTATTATTTTCTTCACGCCACATTTTTTCGTTTCTGTTGATTTCTTCTTCGGTTAATCCTAAGAATCTTTCCAACGCAAATCGCTTGCTTATGTAAGGATATTGTTCTATTGATGTAAATGTAGATACTCTAGCCGTATCCATTTCTGCTTGACGATAACTTGCAAAGTTTTGTGGTGGATTAAATTCTAGTGCGAATAATCCAGAATCAATGTTTAGACCCCGCCATCTTAAAAAGAGTTTAAACTCATCATCTAGCTTTCTGCATATATATCCTTGTAATCTTTCACAGTATTGATTGAATCTAAACTCTTGGATCATAGCAGTACCAACTCTACCATCACTAAGTGGAGTAGCATTATCGTCAGGACCTGTTGGTAAATATGAACTTGGCACTCGCAATCCACGAGCTAGTCTGTTATTAAAGTAACGTAGGTCATCAATTTCACCCAAATTCTGACCACCGGGTAACATTTCTACAGTACTTCCCCTACCATCTGCGGTTACTGGGAAGAAATAATCTTCATTCATACTCAATGGATTATATGTAGCATCAACTATCGCTTGTCCACCTTGTATGCTTGGAATTCTACGTTGATGTATTTCATTTTTAACCCGATCAACGAATGCCATGGCCATGTGACTGGGCATATTACCAACGTCAATCTTAAACATTCTACGCTCAGGTGCTCGCTGAACACGATAAATTAAGATTGCATCTTCTAGCAATTCTTTTTGTTTATAAACTTTAAAAACATTTTCTAAGATGGATTGACCAAAAGGCCAAAAACGATCTAGCCCTTCAGTTAAACTTAAATGAACTACATGCTTAGAATCAATAGCAGATTCGTTGAAGCCTAATGAAAATCTACTACCCGTAGTGTTATATGGCATAGCGGGTACCGTATAACCACCACTTCCCCCACCGCCACCACCTCCAGTACCACCAAAGCCAGTTGCAGGATTAGCAGCAAAGTCTGTGTTTGTTTTTTCAGCTACAGTTAGATTTTCTAAGTTAATGTTGATGTCTTTGATAACATACTGTTCAGGTTTTTTACCTTCACTTTCATTAACAATTACTTTAATAACTTTGGTCATATCTACCCAGTATAGCTTAAAGTTTTCTGGATCTCTAACAAATACTTGATCACCGTATTTTACGGTGTTTCTAAACATTTTAAATATTCTAGTATCCATTTCATTCAATTTACACCATTGCTGTAGCTGAGTTTTTAATAGTTCAATCTCATGTGGGGTAGGTTCTTCTTTGAATTTTAATGAAAATGGAGTTTGATTGTGTTCGTTCTTTTGTGTACTAAACTCTGAAATGATATCTAAACAAGCATTGATTTCTGCATCTACGTCCATCATTTCATATTGATTATAGCGTTCGATACGATTTGGGTGACCTGTATAAACCTCAGGTAATCTGCTACCATAGTTTTTATAACCAAATTCGTTATTATCCCATCCACCAGTTGGTGATCCATTTTGTCCTGGACTACCATTCCAAGCACCTTTATTGCTATTTCCGCCCGAAATAGGGCTCATCGTGCCTGTTGCGTTTATTCTAGTAAATCGTTTTTTGTAGGTCATAGAGTATTTAGTATTTTAACTAGAATGTCTTAATATTTTCTGCTGTATATCCACCCCCTCAGACAGATAGCTAATGATAGTGTCAAATTTATATATCATAGCTTCAATCATTTTAGTTGAAACCCCATTTGAGCCTGTTCCATTCATCATTGATGCAACTTCGCTTGAAGATCCGGTAAGCAGTTTAGACAAAATAGAGTCTGGGTTTGATAAAGGCACAATTGCTTCGCGTCCTTTATCACCTACCCATGCTAGTTGAGGGGTATCTACTATACCGCCGTCGCCATATTTTGGAATATCTGATGCCGAGACACCTCCTGACTTAATTGCAGAAACCATTGACATCCCCTCAGTACGCTGTTTTCCTGGACTAATTTCACCGTGTCCATAAATATCACTATAACCAAAAAATGATGATAGTTGTCTATTAAGATTTATAGCCGCTGCAATTTGTTTTTGATTAACATCCTTATCATCATTTGCGACTGCGGCTATGCCAATTGAATTCCAATTAGTTACCTTTGATCCAGCCTTAGTACCTGCATGATATGCAACCAAGTTGTTAGGCATATAAGGTACTATAGTACCATCTCGATCTATTATATAATTATATGCATTCCCTTTAGCTTGTAAAGTAGAAATTGCATCTTGCAAAGTAGGTCCGCCGGTATGGTGAAATACTGCTGCTGTGGTCTTTGGTCTTTCTGATCCTTGACCACGACTTGCTGTTGGTTTTCCAGAATCGTTTTTGATCGTAGATCCTCTACCTGTATTGCCCTCCTCTATACTATTATCTGGTGATTTTGATGACCCTTGTGTAGGGGCTACTGCACCAGTTTCGGTCGAGGACACTGCGCCTGCACTTGCAGAAGCGTTACTTACTATTGCTGAGGCTCTACCTGATCCCAATGTTGACCGTTGTCCTTCTGAAGAATTCCTTATAGCCACTGCCTGTGTTGAATAGATACCTTTTTGTTGGTAGTTAGCTACAATATCTCTATTTTTTATTAAATCCGCTTGTATACTTTTGTTGTCAGGATATAATTGTGCGGACGGTTCTAATATTTTTAAATATGCTTTTGCTTTTTTATATTCCCTCCTTTTCTTATCTTGCTCAGAACCAAGTTCCTCGCCCCTGGGTATAAAAGCAATTATCCAATCTACCATTTCTGTTATAGCTTCATAAAAAGATAATAAAG